GACCCCGCAATCGCTTCCATTGTCGTTGCCCTTATTGGTCTCTTTGGAACTATTGCTGGCCTTGCTATAAAAGAGTTTAAAGACATGAAGAATAAGAACTCTGCTGACCATGGTGCTGTTATGTCAAAACTAAATAAAGTTCAAGACACTGTGGAAAAAGTTGGGGACAGACTCAACAACCACATTGATACACATCAAAAGAATTAATCTGCTAACATAATCCTGACCACAATCATGTACTAGTTCATGATTCGGAATAAGGTTAGGAAATATGGATAACAAAAAGCCCATGAGCCTCACAGAGGCTTTTGCTAATCCAAAAGCGGGAAGAGATAACACTGACTGTAAGTTGATGCGTATCCGCCCAAATTTGGATTCACAAGACCAAGAAACTCTTGACAGAGTTGTAGACGCAATCCGCTCAGATATTGGTAACGGTAAATCAAAAACTTACAGTGTTTCGTGGTTGCATCGTGTCCTTAAAAACTTAGGACAATCAATATCCACAAGTAGCATCCAACGACACATTAACGGAAGTTGTGGTTGTGGGACAATTAACTGAACAGTTTACTCCGCAGTTTGGACCATCATGGGACCCAGTACGTCAAGGTCCTGCAATCAAACTTCCAAAAGTTACTGTAAAGTCCACACTTTCTGATTGGAAGAAGTGCGTTGTACTACCTGACATTCAAGCAGGGTTCTTTAGAGGGCGAGATGGAAATCTTACACCTACTCATGACCCACTTGCTATTTCGTATGCAGTAGCAATTGTTAAGGCAGAAAAACCTGACATCATTGCATTAAATGGTGACAACACAGACTTTCCAGAATTTGGTAAGTACCGTCTAAGCCCTGCGTATGCGTTGACAACACAGGCAACCATTGACTACATGACTACCCTTTGTGCACAACTACGAGATGCGGCTCCGTATGCTCGTATTGTTTGGATTGAAGGTAACCACGAGGCACGCCTTACAAACTCAATCTTAGACAATGCAAAAGCATCTTTTGGATTAAAGCAAGGTAACAGACCAGATAGTTTTCCTGTGCTTTCTGTGCCCTTCCTGTGCCGTTTGGACGACTTTGGTGTTGAGTACCTTGCTGGATACCCTGCAAGCCAACTTTGGTTAAACAACCGCATTAAAGTTATTCATGGTCACAAAGTTGCTTCAGGTGGTTCTACTGCTCACAAGTACTTAGGTACCGAGAAAGTTTCTGTTGTGTATGGACATATCCATCGCCGTGAATGGGCAGAGCGCACACGCCAAGATTGGGATGGAGCAAAAACAGTTGCTGCTATTTCATTTGGTTGCCTTGCTCGTGTATCAGGCGAAGTACCTTCAACTAAAGGTGGTATTGACCTTGATGGTCGTCCACTCACAATTGTAGAAGACTGGCAACAAGGATTAGGAATCATTCACTTTAAAGAAGGTGACGGTCCGTTTCATCCTGAAATGCTTCCAATCCACGATGGAACAATGTTCTATAAAGGAAAAGTGTTCGGAGAATGACAACGATTGTCGGAATACAGGGTGATGGCTACGCCATAATCGCTAACGATTCACGCATTTCGGATACTGACTCAAATGGGTTTGTATCACGGATATCTACAGTGCGTCCTGGTTCTGGCAAAGTTGCCAAAAACGGCAAATACATTATTGGAGCGGCTGGAGACATGCGTGCAATTAACCTTTTGCACCATGTCTTTAACCCTCCAGCACCTCCAGCAACTCTTCTTGGAATGCGTCTAGACAAGTTCTTTACTTCAAAGTTTATTCCTGAATTACGGGAATGCTTTGATTCACAAGGTTATTCTGCCCCTACTAATGACCAATCAGACCATCTTGCAGAACAAGGGTCATCAATCTTGGTTGCTATCCACGGTGTTATCTATGTCATTGACAGCGACTATTCGTGGGCTTCCGACAACAATGGTCTCTATGCTTTGGGGACGGGGGGCCCATACGCACTGGGTGCTCTTAAGGCTCTTTTTCCCAAGAAGAAGTTGACTGCTCCCCAAGCGAAGAGTCTTGCCTTGAAGGCCCTTACCGTTGCGGCTCATTACGACCCTCATACGGGTCCTCCGTTCTATGCACATATCCAAGAGCAGTAAGTCTCCAGATACAGTATTATTAAAGGATACCCTATCACAAGGAGCATTCATGGCTACGAAGAATCAACAGGTCGCAGACCAAACTCTAAAGGGTGCAGTTGTTGGCGCACTTTCTTATTTCCTTGCTAAGGCAAACATTGACCCAGGCGCACAAGCCGCAATCATGCCACTTGTTATTACAGGTCTTGCATATGCAAGCACACTTGTTGGTGACAAGGGCACTGCTAACTTCCTTACCAAGGCATCACAGGAACTTCCTGAACTTGTAAAAGAAGTTACTGTTGCTGTTGAAGAAAAAAAAGAAGCCGCTAAGAAGGCTCCAGCCAAAAAGGCAGCCGCTAAGAAAACTGCCCAGTAAAACTGTAGTAAGGTCTAACCCATGGCAGTTGACTTTTGGTCACCATCTTATAGAGCAGCATCAGGCGACTTAACAGTCGCCATTAGCCCGTTAGGGCTAGTAGAACTTGCAGACGAAGAGTTTGAGGTTCATGGTCCACGCCTAAACCGTTACTCAGCCGCATGGGCTTGGTACCTCGGTCACCACTGGTCTTATCGCCGTGAGATGGGCGAATCACAGTTCTATATGAACTACGTCCGCACTATGTCGGACTACATTACCAACTTTTGTTTTGGTAAAGGTATTCAGTTTCATGTCCCTGAGCAGAATGCTGCTGTAATCCCACCACTTCTTCACAAAGTGTGGGATGGCGATAATAACAAGAACTATGTTCTTTGGGAAATGGGACAACTAGCGTCAGTAACAGGCGATTGCTTCGTAAAGGTTGCTTACGAAGAGCCTTATGTGGATTCTGTGGGCTTGCAGCATGAGGGGCGTATTCGTATTATCCCTCTTAACCCAGCGCATTGTTTCCCTGAGTATCACCCACATGACCGTGACCGCTTGATTCGCTTTAAACTTAAATATCGCTTTTGGGGAACATCTCCTGAAGGTACCCGTCAGGTTTACACTTTTGTTGAAATCTTGTCTGACGATATGGTTCAACAGTTTGTTAACGATGAACTAATTGACCAATACCCTAATGCTTTGGGTCAAATCCCTGTTGTACATATTCCTAACTCAACCATTTCTTCTTCCCCTTGGGGTCAGTCAGATATTTGGGATATCATCCCACTTAACCGTGAACTTAACGAAAAGATGACTGAAGTTTCAGACATCATTAACTATCACGCTGCTCCTGTAACAATCATTACTGGCGCTAAGGCTTCTCAATTAGAGCGTGGACCTAAGAAGGTTTGGGCAGGTCTTCCTAAAGATGCCAACGTATTCAACCTTGAATCTCGTGGTGAGATGTCAGGTGCTTTGGAATACGTCAATTTCATTAAGCGCACAATGCATGAAATTACAGGAGTTCCCGAAACTGCTCTTGGTCAAATGCAACCTATTTCTAACACTTCTGGTGTGGCTCTGGCTATTCAGTATCAGCCAATGATGAACCGTTACAGCATGAAAAAGATTCACTTCACTAAGGGTCTTGAACGTGTTAATGAAATCATTATTCGTACTGCCGCAATCTTTGAACCTTGGATGTTGACGTATGACCCAAGTATGGCTTCAGAACCAGAGCGTGACCAACTCCCACAGTTAGACCCTGCTGACCCACTAACTTATAAAACAACTATTCATTGGCCTGAACCACTTCCTATTGACGTTCTCATTAAGTTGAATGAAGTGCAAGCCAAGATGCAACTTGGGCTTGAATCAAAAGAAGGCGCTTTGCGCATTCTTGGTGAAGAGTTCCCACGTGAGAAGTTGTCTGAAATTTTTGAAGAACTGCAAGATGACGCTATTGACCAAGGTGCCTTGGACATGATGCGTGCGCAGATTCAGCAAGCCATCATGCTTGCTACTGGAATGGTTACACAGCCTGACGGAGGTGCCCAGCCTGCACCTTCAGAAGGTGGTAATGTATCCACATCGGAAAGCCCCGCTTCCCCGATGCCTGGACTTGGTGCAGCAATGCCGATGGAAGAGGAAATTGTAAATAAAATAGTATCCAGGGCTTATGGCGCTCGTTTTGCACAACGCCGTAACCCTGACGAAGATAACTAAACGTAGCACTAAACAAGTTCATATAAGCCAAACTAACAAAGTAGGTAATACTCATGGCAAGAAACCCAGGTCCCGAAGGGGACATTATTTCAGTCCCTGCGGATGCTCCCCAAGTAGAGCAATTCGTTGAAGACGCAATGAAGAAAAGTAACTCTAAACTCTTTTCTGAGGATGAAGTAGAAAACATCCGTAAACAGGAAAAAGACAAGATGTACAAGCGTCTTGAAGAGGCTGACACCCGTGTAAAAAGCATGGAAGAGCAAATGGCTATCATCGCCGCAGAGCGTGAAGCAGCCCGCCAAGAAGCAGAAGAGCGTGCAAAGCAAGAACAAGAAATTCTTAAGCAACGTGAGCACAACGAACTTAGTGCTAAAGAACTGCTTCTTAAAAAGGAAGATGAGTGGACTCAGCGTTTTGAAAATGTAGAAAAAGACTACAAAGCACGTATTGATGCCATTGAAACCCAGCGTGCCGCACAGGAAGCACTCCTTGAAAAAGAGCGCCGTATCCAAGAATTAACGGCTTATCGCAACAGCCGTGTTCAAGATGCTGCTGACAGCATTATCCCTGAATTACAAGACCTCGTCTTTGGTAATACCGAAGAAGAGATAGAAAACTCAATTGCAGTGCTTACTGAGAGAAGTAATGCTATTATTGAATCAATCCAGCAAGCGACTGCGCAACAGCAAGGTCGCCTGCGGGGTGCGCCAGTAACGGCTCCCCCTGTTGGGCCAATGGAAACTCAGACGGAATACCAAACATTGACAGCGGAGGATATCCGCAACATGCCGATGGACCAGTACATGAAGATGCGAGACAGGCTCCTCAACGCCCGCCCCTCACGGGGCAGGTTTTAACCTAACAACAACAACTATCCACGGAGGATAATTTTATGGCCCTTCCAGCCCCACAAGGTGGCGCAATTACAGGAGCAGGTC